TGCAATAAAAACTGTATTGTTGTCATTTGACACATATCGATAGTCTTCTTGCCCTTGTGTTAGTTCGTATTTTTCTAAAACAATAAACTTAGCATTGACATTAGTATCAGGAGCCACTAGTTGTTCAAATAATGTTGGGTCATCAACAATACCATCATCGTCGCTGTCATTAAATGTTATTTCAACTTTCTTAGAATCAACATAACCGTCAAGACCTTTGAACTCTTCGGTTATTTCCCAGTCACGGTCATAGGTAAATGCACTGATNCCGTCGGGTACAGTGTTAACACTCAACACTTTGATAACATCTTTTACCACTGTATTGTTACGTGTGTCGTATATCTTGTCGCTTGAATCAAAGAAGAATCGAACTTGTTGTGCGCTTTCAAATATGTATCTAGTTAGACGACTAGTTACTGTGTAGTATTCAGTATCTGTTGTGAACAACAATACCCAACTGCTGTCAACTTTCTGATTAGTAACATCACCCTGACGTCCTAGGCTGAATACGTCGGCAGTGTTTATGTTACTCTCAGTAATAACTTTCCAAGTGCGTGTTTCAATGTCGTATCGAAGACCAAATGGTTTGTTTCCAAATATTAAATCAACCATGTTGGCAACAACACTAGATTCAATAGTTGTTCTCCATGCTGGGATGATTTCACTAATCTTTGGAGCTGTTAATGGGTTATCATCGTATGGATTAGGGATAATGTCATTCAACACAATCGGTCCTGATCCGTCTAATAATACACCGGTGCCGTTATTAGTACCGTCGCCTGATATACTAACTACTTTTGCCCATACTGATAGTGTTGCACCTGCAGGCAATGATACAGATATAGGCATTAGTTTGTTGTTGTTGTTTCGATCAAAGTAATAACCGGTTGGGGGCACAAACTTTATCAATGCACCGACTGTGCAAAATCTCAATATTGTACTTGTATAACTAGCTACTCGTTGTTTTGTACCCGATACTTCGTCTTCTAAATATCCTGTACTTTGATTTGTATCAATAGTTCTGTTAAACCATTTTACATCTAATAAAGACACCGGAACTTTTTCAAAGTTGGCATAATAAAAGTTTTTTAAGTTTGCTGATTCTAATACAGTGTCAATTTCATTGTAGATAACAGCTTCAATATCTGTTCTAGAAAAATAATTAAATCTAAAACTGTCAGTATATGTCTGTCTATACAGTACTCCGTCGTCAGCAAATAGATTAGTCTTACTGTACTTGCCTGTTGGATCAACTAGATCAAAATAACGGCTAATGCCGCTGCTGCTTCTGTTGACTGCTTTAACTTTTACCACTTGTTGATTAACACTCAGCGGACTAATATTGTAGTCTTCGGCAGTAATCATTCTATTCTGAGTATAATAAGTTGCAGGTGCTCGAGCTTTAATACTATCATTNGATTCTGTAGGGCTAGAGTTAGCTACAGAACTTTGTAAACTCATAGTTACGGTTAGGGTTTCAACTTGCCCAACGTTGCTAAAGTATGGAATGTCGATTGAAATGTTCTTAATATCTTTAGGATTGATTGTATAGCTTAATCCGTTGCTTACTCTATAGTAAGTACGAAACGTACCTTGCGGTAAGTTTCCAAATACTCCGTCGCTGAATACTAGACTAATCTTGTCGCTAGCTCGAGTAACTACACCATAGATGTTACGAATACTTTTATTCAAGCTGTTATAAATGATGTTGTTACCTTCAAAGCTAGGAACCGGTGCCCAATACTCACTTTCTGTTCCGTTTTGATTTAATCTATACAACCAAACGTCTTTGTTATTAATGTTTACTGCATCTAAGTCAACTGTCTCGTCTGTTGCAGGTTGATCTAGTGTAAAACTACCTTGATTTAATGTACCCTGACGGAAGTGTAAAAAGAATCCTGTATTGCTACTGCCGTTGCCGCGGCCATCATCTCTATAGATAAAACTTAATCTGTTGCCAATGCTTGGCGGCTCTTCGTATATTTCTTCTGCTCCGCTGAATGCTGTAGACACAATCTCAAAGTTCATTGCTCTACCGTCAACTGCCTTGTTAAAAGCATAGACTGGTACGTCAGTATTTGCACTTTGAAAACGATATTGTTCACTGGGGATGCCGTAGATGCTGGCTTTGCTGTCGGGATTGCCAAACTGTCTGCTAGATGGCATCGCACCATTTAGTACTTTGATAAACTGATCATACCAGTTTGCGTTGGCTGGGTCGTTCCAACTGATAACTTGTCCTGAAAGATTGCGACCATTGCTGTCGTATACTGTTTGAGAAGTGGAAACAGCCGTAAACTTTAGCAATCCACTGGCGGCAATGTTACGCTTAGACTTGTAGCTTAGTAATCGTGCAAGACGCAGTACCGATTCACGGCGTTCTGCTAGCTCTAAAAAGTTTTCACGAGCATTTAGGTCAACGCGGAAAGCTATGCTTTGGCCCAGGAACGCAATAAGGTCAATCAGGGCAAGGTATTCGCTTGATTCAATGTAATCGTTAAAGTCTTCGGGATAGTTCTCTCTAATGTAGTTGATCATAACGCGACGAAGATTTTCAAAGTCGTAACTTTGGAAGTCTGCATTACGGAAGCTCTGGTAAATCCTTTTCCAGTCTTCTGCTACTAAAAGCCTATTTTGTCTATCGGTTGCTGACATATCTGTTTCCCATTATACAGATATTTATCGTAGTTTATTATCAGAGTGTTTAATTGGTAAGGCCGTTATCCTGATCAAATTTAAACTGTATTGCTTCTTGAATGTTGTAAGGCAAATAAGTCAACATACATTCTATCTGTATTCCACTTTCGTAGCTGGTTACAGTTACGTTTTGTGCAGATACTCTGGGATCATAGTTGATAATGTCTTCTACGTTTTTAATAATGACTTGTTTGATTTCTTCAGTGAGTGGTTCAAACAAAATATCCCAAATAATAGTGCCAAACGTTGGGTTTTCTAGACGCTCGCCCTGACGTATATGAAAGTGATTGATGATGTCTTGCTTGATAAGAGCAAGATCGTACAGCGCAAAACTCTTAGTGTCTCCACTAACCGTGCTGAATCCTTTGTACGTTTTAGATCCCGGAGTACTAGTATTAGTAGTTGCAGGACTTTTTAACACTACCTTATTATAAAGTTTTTGATTTGCTGACATATGTATATTTACTCTTCCGATTCTTCTTGTGCAGGTGCGCCAACTTTAGCAAATGTATCTGTTATTGTCGAATAAACAGTCCACGATTCAGGTACAGCAATGTCACTGCCTGCTTCCCGGTCTGTCATTTCAGGTTTAAAACTTAACGGATCTAAGTTTTCATGATGCGGCCATGGTTCGTGGCTTGGAATACGCAGCATAATACTGTCTATTGTGCTTTCAGTTTCGTCTGGGTTGGCAAAAGTAGGTAATACTTCGGGCGGAGTTGCTGCTTCAGCTGCGGCTGCATCGGGGCCGTTCATGTGGATTTGACTAGCAGACTCTGTATGATTGCCGCCGCTCTTGATGTCAGTGTTGCCGCTGGCGGTAAGTTTGTTGCCGCCGCCTGTACTAAGATCAAAGTTGCCAGCGGTGGTGATTTTATTATTGCCACCTACTGTTATTCCTATATTACCGTCAATAGCTACGCTTTTGTTGCCAGTAACTAATAAGTTTAAGTCGCCGCCAACTTCAGTTTGATGCCGTTCTGCAACTTTTAAGTTAAAGTTTCGACCAGCTTCCATGTTGATGTCTCGATCAGCAAAGAAGTTAAAATCTTGTTTAGTATGTATGCTGATGCTGTCTTCTGCATAGATATCAATCTTACCGTCGCTACTGAGTTCAATCCATGCAGTGCCTCTTGAGTTTCCAATGTAGATTAGATCCTCACTGTTATGCATTAATATTTGATGGCCTGTTCTAGTACGAATCCTAACTAGTTCGTTATGCGGTATTTCAGGTAAGCCATCATCTTCTGCTTGTTCAACAGCAGCATAGTCAGGCGGTCCTTCACTTGCAGTTGTTCTTCTAAGAAACTTGTCGTCACCATCGTCCATTACAAATGATGTACCTCCNAGTCTGCTAACAAATGCTCCGGCAATCTTGTGTTCAAACTTACCTACTCTGCCTTTTCTAGCATTAGGACGCTTGTCTATAGGACCGGGAGTACTAATACCAAATACTGCACTAGGTATNTCTCTTCGAGCACTAGATGTAGTAATGCCNCGGATGTCGTCTTTNAGCAGGCCTTGGTCNGTTAATGTTGTCTGTAGCGGGCTTGCGGGTTTAGGAATCTTTGTAGGATCAGTTGTAGATGCCTGTGTTGATTTATTATACTCCGCAACTGGNACACGTTCTTCTTCGCCATCAATGTGAAACGATGTTGCAGCGTGTCCCGGAACTTGAAAGTTCATAGACTCGTCAGGAACACAGCCAATCCAATAACCTTTTCTTGGATCGCCATCAATGAACACAACCATAACTATGGTACCTACATCGGGAGGTATCATCCACATGCCGTAACTTTTTTGTGTACTGCCGTAGTCATCTTCTTCGCCTACATACTCTACACTAGTTTGGCCAGCAAACGGGCTTAGATATTTTACTTGGTGCAGTTGTCCTTCTTTACTGTCGTCGTTACCTACTTCGTGCAACATCTGCACTTCTAGTAATCCCATGTACGTAGGATCTAAGTGGCTGACAATCTTAGCCAAATAAGGGCCAGGGCTTGTCTTTTCACTACCGCCTGCTGATCTTGTTTCTTCTGCCATACTCTACCTTATTCTACTCCGGGGGTTGATGTGATGCCGCCTTCGTTGTCAGTTACCAATGTTGATCCGTCGTCAAATGTTTGTATGCTTGATCCGTCGTCAAACACTTGAGTTGTTGGGTCAACAATCGCTGGACCTGGATCAAATGCAAGTCTAGGTGGCTTAGTGCTTTCAACTTCTTGGCCTTTCAATCTAACCATTTTTAAAACTTGTGTAAACTTGCCGCGCTGAAATGTTGAGTCAACTGTTAGCACTTTGTAGATGCCGCTGAACTGTGATATGCTGGTGCTGGTAAAATCATAAAGGCCAGTACCTTGATTAATGTCAACTGGCGTTCTAAAGTTTAAGTTAATATGCACTTCACCCGACTGCCAATCCATTGCACCATCACTGTTTATGTAAGGGTTATCAGTTGCCACTGCACTGTAGTTTCCAACTCCACTGTCTCCTAGATAATAAGGATCACCTAAAATAGTTAAGTCTAACGAAATCATGTCAACACCCGATGTAACAGCATCGTGAAACTGTCTAGCAGCAATACTGGCATTGTCATCTAGGCCACCACCGCCTTTGTATGCTGTACTGGTTAATACACCGTCTTTCAATACAGTAGTTGGTATTTGACCTTTTGCAGGCGCTTGCCCGTCTACTGGTGCAGTACTTTCGTCACCGCTAGTAGCGCCAGATGCTTGTTCTTGTATTTTTGCGTCACCTGTGTTTTTGCCGCCATCGCTGTTCATAGCAGTATAAAATCCTGCATTAAAAGAAATATCCCAATCAATAATATCAACGTTCTTACCTGTGTAGATGTAGTTGTATTCTTTAATAACTTTCTTTTTAATCTCTTCAGTACCTGGGTTTGGCGTGTTGGGTGGTAAGAACACACTAGCTGATACATAGTAAGGAACTACTCTGTAAACTACCAACTTAGGCTTAACACCTGTCTTGGCAATGTTAGCGTCTGTTGGAATATAATAGAGATGTGTTTCAACACGCCACCATTGTATCATTCCTCTGTCAGGTGTAATCTGACTAAGAGCAGAACGGCCGTATTCACTCATTAAAATAACTTGATTGATTGCATTAATAACATCACTACCCTGTGCAAACTTAAACTCACCTTGATTAGGATTTATTGTTATGCCGCCTCGAACGTATGTTCCAGTCTTCTCATCGTATGACAAGTTGTCTTTAGCAAACGGAGTTGACCCTTTGTTGTAAAGGTTAAAACCCATGGTGCTGTTGCCAATATCATTCATAGTGCCTTCAACTTGTACTTGAGTTTTGTTAACACTGCTTTCTACAACACCTAACTTTTTAAACAAGTCCCTATCGGCGCCCGAAGCATTTGGATTAACTGTTGCAGACGTATCGCTTTCTTCATAGGGGTCGCCGTAGTAGTCTCCAGTTTTTAAATCTTTAGGACTAATCAATATCTGGTCAGCTACGTTAACGTCTTTGCGTTTAACTGCTTCTTGTAAGCGATCATTTAGTACACGTTGTAAACTCTTCTCACCAGTTTGTAACATCTCTTTAACTGATTGCCCGCTAATAGATACGTCAGTTTTTAGTTGCGAGTATGTTGTTGAATAGGCTTTTTCGT